CGTCTTCGCCACCTCTTTTATCCATGTATTCTTTTTTCCAATCAAATAAAACACCATTCAATTTTTTAAGTGCTTCGATTGGATCAGGTATATTTGTAATATTTTCTTTAAGTGCAACATCAGAAGAATAAAAAGCAGTTACATCATTAGTGGCTCTTATTTCTCCAGTTGTACCAGAAGCGGCTGTACCTACACCAAAAGAATCAAATTGTACATCATTACCTGTATCTAATGCTAAAGAAGCTCTTGCAGTTGCTCCTGATTCTGCAACAAAAGCAGAACCATTACCTACTAAGAAAACTCCATCAGTAACTGCAGCATTTGCAACATTATCTAATTTAGCACTGTAATCTTGTACTTCAACACCAATATCTGAATCTCTTAATTGATCTGATAAAACATCAGTTATAGAACTTCCGTCAGAATAAACAATTGTTTTTAAACCTTGTGATATAGCAACACCATTTGCAGCGTGACCAGTATTTGCTAAAGTAAGAGTATTAGAACCCGATGTATTATTAAATACAACATATTGATTTTCTACTGCATCTGTAAAAACATGTATATTTCCAGTTAATGCACCGTGAAATCTTAATACAGCATTATGAACTTGATCGTCTGTTGTAGAATCATCTGTGTTAGATGTTGAATTGTTAGATGTTAAAGTTACATTCGAAGAACCTGCAACATTAACGTCTTGATAACCTTTTACAGAAGCATCAACTCTATTAAAAACGTAATTAACTAGATTACCCCAGTTACCTGCGTTTTCTCCAGATGCTTGTCTTTCTAATTTTAATCTTGATGTAAAACTTGATGGCATAATTTTTTATACTCCATATTTTAAATAATGTAAATAATATATATTTGTAATCATTTGTCTAGTGAATATTAGTCCAATTTTCTGGATTATTATCAATAATAGGATCCCAAAATTTTAATGTAGAAGATGTTACATTAGCTTGATTTCCAGTTATAGATAAGAAGTTTTGAGAATTAGGTACAATATTAGCTAAAGAAATAGTTAATCCTTGTCCTGTAATTGATAATATTTGACCTGTAGAAAAATTCATAGTACCAGTATTTGAATTTGCAAGAATACCAGTAATATCAATTGTATTATTTGTAACTGCACTTACATTAGAAAGATCAACAGTTAATCCTACGCCTGTTACATCTAAAAATGTAGCTAAACCTACAACAATTCCATTATTATTTAATGATACATCAGCTTCTAGTGTAGGAGTATTTATTGTAATAGCTCCTCCAGCAACTACAGCAAATGTATTTACTGTTGCTGTTACTAAATCTTCACCAGTTATTGAAATTCTTGCAATACCATCTGCATCAATTGTTCCTACAGACGAAGTTAATTGTTGTCCAGTTATTGAATTTGTAGAGTTTGCTACAATAGTTACTGAATTTTGTGAAGTTGTTAATTGATTTAATGTTGTTGTAGAAAATACATTACCATTACCAGTT